TAAAAGCCATTCGACTAGGGCTGAAGCTAGTCGCAAAATAGTATATCAACCTCCTAATTATTGAGAAGCACCTAAACCAAATGTAGATGGAATAAAATACAGATGGGTTAGAGTTTCTGCGGGTGGGGAGGATGATTCACAGAACGTATCAAAAAAACGAAGAGAAGGATACGAATATGTGCGTGCTGACGAACACCCAGATTTTGATGCACCAACACATGAGAATGGAAAATACGCTGGAGTGATTGGTACAGGAGATTTAGTTTTAGCAAAAATCCCAACAGAATTGTCTGATGCAAAAAAAGAATATTTTGAGCAAAAGACTGAAAGGCAAAGCCGTGCTGTTGATGCTGATATTTTGAAAGAACAACATCCTTCTATGCCAGTTCATCAAAGACGTAGTTCTTCAACTACAACAGGTAAAAGAAAAACTGAGTTTAGTGAAGAATAAAATTCTATTGTAAGGTGCTTTTTTAACAATTAGCAATAGGAGAAATAATATGGCAAATACTGATGCCGCATTTGGTGCTAAACCGGTAAGACATCTTACTGGAGGAACTATTCGTGCTAATGAGTGGAAAATTTTAGGAGATGGAACGTCTTCTAATAATATTTTTACTGGTGATTTTGTTAAATTAGGAGCAACAGGTTACATTGATGTAGCCGCTGCTGGTAACAGATTACTAGGTGTTTTTGCAGGTTGCAGTTACACTAACTCATCTGGCGAACAGGTTTTTTCAAAGTATTACCCAGCTAGCACAACAACACAAAACAGTGGTGATATCACTGCTTTTGTATACGATGACCCTAATATTGTTTACGCTATTCAATCTTCTGGTTCTGCTGATTTTGCCGATATTGGTAATAAAGCAGACCACGTTGCTGGAACTGGTAGTACAACTACTGGACACAGCAAATTTGAGATTAATGGTACGACAGGAACAGGTACAGCGGGTTTAACAATACTTGGATTGTACAACTCACCAAAAAATGCATACGGAACCAATGGAGTTTTAGAAGCTACAATTTATGAACATGAATTGAATGAGCACATAGACGCTGATGGTACACCGGGCGTATAGGAATAGGAGAATAATATGCCGATTAGTAGATCGCAACTCGTTAAAGAGTTGGAACCGGGACTCCACGCCTTATTTGGTTTGGAGTACAAAAGATGGGAACGTGAACACGCTGAAATATTCGCAGAAGAAAGTTCAGACAGAGCCTTTGAAGAAGAAACTCTTCTTTCTGGGTTTGGTGCTGCACCAACTAAAGCAGAAGGTGGATCTGTAGAATATGACACTGCTTCAGAGCAATGGACTTCAAGATATGTGCATGAAACTATCGCCCTAGCATTCTCAGTTACTGAGGAAGCTGTGGAAGATAATCTTTATGACACTTTATCTAAAAGATACACTGCTGCTCTAGCACGTTCAATGGCTTATACTAAACAAGTAAAAGCCGCAAACGTACTAAACAATGGATTTAGCACAAGTTATCCGGGTGGAGATGCGAAGCCTTTAATGACTACGGATCACCCAACACTTGAAGCTGGAGACTTGTCTAATGAACCTGCAACTGCTGCAGATTTATCTGAAACTTCACTAGAATCAGCAATCATTTCGATTGGTGGTTTTGTGGATGACAGAAATGTGCCAGTTGCTGTTAACGCAAGAAAGTTAATAATCCCTAAAGATTTAGCTTTCACAGCACAAAGAATCTTAAAATCAGAATTAAGAGTAGGAACTGCTGACAATGATGCCAATGCAATGAGACAAATGAATATCCTTCCACAAGGATATGCTGTCAATCATTATCTAACTGATACTGATGCATGGTTCATTCTTACAGACCTAGTAAATTCTGGTTTAAAAATGTTCCAAAGAAGACCTTTAAAAACTTCTATGGAGCCGGATTTTGAATCTGGAAATATGCGTTTCAAAGCGTCTGAAAGATATTCTTTTGGATGGTCTGACTGGAGATCAATTTTTGGATCACCGGGTGCGTAATAAAGTACAAAACTAGGGGGGATTTTCCCCCCTATTTCTAGGATCAACTATCATACCAACTGACCTAGCAGACGATTGTAGAAGAGATGGTGTGATTTAACTACAAAGGATTAATTATGGCTAATACAACTTTTAGCGGCCCTATTCGTTCAGAGAATGGGATGAAGCTAATTAGCAAGAATACTACATCTGGTCTAGTATCAGATAGAACTCTTGGTACTCCTATACAGGATGCAAGAAGAGTTTATTTTGACGAATGGTTTTTACAAAGACCCGGTCTTAATGCAAACATTGACCAAGTATCAACAGTAGAAGTACAACGTGCTTTAAATAGAAACTGGGAAGCACTTGGAACTAACATGACTACTGCATTATGTACATTTGCTTCAACTTCAGCAGGAGTTCTAGCAACAACAGCAGGTGCAGATCAAGACCAAGCAATCTTAACACCACACTTAGATACTGCACAAACAGCGTGGGCAGGAACTAAATGGGGAACAGAAAATGAAACTCATTTTGAAACATCAATTATGCTACCAGCACTTGATAACCAAAAAGTTTGGGCAGGATTAAAATTAACTAATGACCAATTAGTTGCAACTGATGATGATCAAGTATTTTTTAAATATCAAACTGACGCTACTAACTCAGAAGCATTTACTGATTATGCTAAATGGCATTTTGTTCACAGTATTGGTGGTACTGACTACATAAGTCAATTACCTATTACTGTTGCGGCAAACACGCCTTATCATTTAAAAATTACAATTGATTCAAATAGAAAAGCATCAATTTTTGTAAATGGTCAACAGTATAATGTTACATCTACTTCTGGTTCAACTGGTGGTACAGCAGTAACAACTGGTACTACTAAAACTGAGGCTTTAACTGACGATATTGATTTAATTCCATATGTTGGTATTGAAGCAGGAGCAGCGGCGGCTGAAGCAGTAAACGTACATTATGTTTGCTGTAGTAGAAACGTATACGAATAATATAATGGCTAGGGTGTAACAGCCCTAGCTTTTTTTTTACATAGGAGAAACAAATGGCAGACGCAGTTACAAGTCAAACAATATATGACGCTGTTGGATCGAAACACGCCATAATGAAATTTACTAATATTTCTGATGGTAGTGGTGAATCATCTGTTAAAAAAGTTGATGTATCAGCTTTATCAGCAGGAAGAGATGGAACAGCTTGTTCAAAAGTTGACATAGAAAAAATTTGGTATGACATTGGTGGAATGCGTGTCGATATAGAATGGAATGCAACAAGTAATGTAAAAGCATTAGTTCTAGGTGGCAGTGCAGCAGCAGGCAATGTTCAAGGACACTTAAACTTTTCAGAATTTGGTGGAATTAAAAATACTGAAGCATCTGGATACGATGGTGATATTGATTTAACAACAAGTGGTCACACTAATTTAGATCATTATACAATTGTAATGAAATTAAAGAAAACATACTAGGAATAAGATATGGCAACTTCTGGAACTAAAACATCTACTTTATATGTTGATGAAATTATCGATGAGGCTTTATCTCGTATAGGCAGTGAGCCTACTACAGGGAAAGAAGCAAGTAGTGCAAGAAGAACTCTTAATATAATGATGCGTGAATGGGCAAATAGAGGTATTCAACTATGGACAATAGATGAAACAACTCAAACTGTTACTGAAGGCACATCAAATTATACATTAGATTCTTATACTTTAGATATACTAGAAGCTGTCATATCAAGAACAGAAAACAGTCAACGAACTGATTTTCAAATGGATAGAATTAACAGAGAAGATTATTTAAATATTCCTGTTAAAGCAACTAAAGGAAGACCTTCACAGTTTTTCTTAGATATGCAAAGAGCAGCACCTGTAATATATTTATATCCAACACCAGATAATTCTACAGACGTTTTTCGTTATAGTAGAAGAAATAGAATAGAGGATATTACTGCATCTACAGAAAGCATAGATATACCAGATAGTTTTTTACCATGTGCAGTTAGTGGTCTTGCATTTTATATGGCACAAAAAAGACCACAAATAGATATTAACAGAAGACAAGAATTAAAATTACAATACGAAGAAGAATTTAAAAGAGCCATAGATGATGGCAGAGAAAAAGTTGATTTAAAAATTTATCCTAAACTTGCGAGGGCTTAATGGATAATATAAAAAAATGTAAATTAGATAGTGAAAAATGCGATAATTGTGCATGTTTTTGTGATGATTGTGAATGTACTTCAAATCAAGGATGTCCTAAATGCAATTGTTATGAGTCTGAGGATTAAAAATGGCATTTGCAAAAGGTAAATATGCTAAAGCTATATCAGATAGAAGTGGTTTTGCATATCCATACACAGAAATGGTTAAAGAATGGAATGGTTCTTTAGTACACAAGTCTGAGTTTGAAGCTAAACATCCTCAATTAGAACCAAAAAGACATGCAGTTGATGCAGAAGCATTAAAAGATGCTAGTCCACAAGTAAAATTGTATGGTTCTGATCAATTATATAATGGATCTGTTAATACATTACAAAAAAGATTAGGTATTACTGCTGCAGACAAAAGAATACGAGGTAGTTTTACTTTAGCGACAGGCAATACATTAGCTACAGCATTGACATCTAGTGCAAGTTTAGGTAGTGTATCGATTAGTGTCTCATAAAATAAAATTATTTGTAGCAACACCAGCTTATGGTGGATGGTTATGTGAAGATTACTTTCATTCCATGTTAGAATTACAAACTTTTTGTAATCAAGAACAGATTCCTTTTCGTATACAAACACTTGGAATGGAATCTTTAGTTACTAGAGCAAGAAATACGTTAGTAGCAAATTTTTTAGATGATGAAGATGCTACACATTTGTTGTTTGTTGATGCTGACATAGGATTTAAACCTCAAATTGTCAAAAGAATGTTAGATTTTGATCATGAGGTAGTTTGTGCACCATATCCAATGAAATTAATTAATTGGAGTGCCATACCACAGTTAGTAAAAGATAATTTAGACTATAAAACACTTAGTCTACCTTATGTGTTAAATTTTAAAGATAAAGATAACATAGAAGTTAAAAAAGGTTTTGCAAATGTATTAGATGCAGCAACTGGATTTCTTTTAATTAAGAAAGAGGCTCTTTTAAAAATGGTAAAAGAGTATCCAGAGTTACATTACAATACAGATCAAATATTAAATGGAAAAGAATATGATTCAAAGAACACTTACCTGTTTTTTGACACAATGAAGGATGATGATGGAAGGTATTTATCAGAAGATTACGCTTTCTCAAGAAGATGGCAAAAAATTGGGGGAACAATCTGGGCAGACCTCTCATCAGAACTCATCCACTACGGACAATACAAGTTTCAAGGACAACTCTGGAAACATTTCGACAAAAAAAAATCGTAAAGACGTAACTGTAAAAGTTACAGGAATAGAATCAAAAATATTTAGAGGAGATTTATAATGGCTGACGCTACAGTTACACCTATAAAATCAACAGTGGTAATAAAAAATCCTAAAAAAGGTTTTATAAGAAAACTATCTTCTGAAGAAGTTAAGAAATATGAAGAAAGAGAACAACGTCTTATTAAAGAAGGTAAAAGGAGTAAATAATGGCTGATGATGCTTCAATAACACTTACAGCAACTGTATTACCAGATGAAATAGCCAAAACTATTTCTGGTAGTGTAAGTATAAGTCCTGCTGATGCAAATGATAAATGGTATTACAAATTAACAAGCGTTTCTAATGCAAGCACAGATTTAATTGCAGGATATTTTACAGATTATACTGCTGTAGATGATGATACAGCACCAACTGCTGTAGCTACAGGAGATAAAGTTAATTTTTTATTTATTAAAAATACTGATTCTTCTAATGATGTTTATGTTGTTTTAGATGCAGGAACTGCTTCTACTTCTGTAACAGATGGAATTAAAATTGCAGCAGGACATTCTTGGTTTGCAAATTTACCAAATACAACTGTTGCTGATATACATGCAATTTCATCTTCTTCAACAGTAACATGTATAGTAGCAGCATTATTAGATGATGTAGGTTAGGAGATAATATGGCAACAATGACATATGCGAGTTTAACGCAAGACCTTAAAGATTGGATGGAAAATGATGGAACAGAATTTTCTAATGAAACAGACAATTTTATTGGATTAGCTGAACAAAGAATTGTAAGAGATGTAGACCCACAGGCTTTTACAAAAAGTGCTTTTTCATCTTTTAATACTAATGACAGATTTGTTACAAAACCAACTGATGCTTTAATTGTAAGACATCTTTTATATCTTGATTCAGACAGCAAAAGACATTTTTTAGAAAAAAGAACAGACGAATATATATATGATTATTGGCCGACAGCGGCAACAACAGGAACACCAAAATATTTTGCTGATTATAACGATACAGAAATTTTAGTAGCACCAACACCAAGTGCTTCACTACGAATAGAAATGAGTTATATTCAACGATTAGATCCATTATCAAGTACCAATACAACAAATTGGTTAACACAAAATGCACAAGAATTAATCTTGTTTGGAGCATTAATGGAGGCTTGTACTTTTAGTAAAAATAGAGAAGATTTACAAATTTATTCATCAAGATACAAGGCTTCTGTTGATTCAATAAATAATCAAACAAGACGAAGAAGAAGAGATGATTATAATGCTCCCATGAATGTATTGGGAGAAAATAATATACAACAAGCGACTACATAGGAGAAATTAAATGGCAATAACGCAAACATTAACAGATACATTCTTACAAGATTGTTTAGATGGTGGGCACAACTTAGGAAATGGTGGTAATACTTTAAAAATAGCATTATACACCTCAAGTGCATCACTTGGAGCAACTACATCAGCATATACTACTTCAAATGAAGTAAGTGGAACAGGATACACAGCAGGAGGAGAAACTCTTTCAAGTCAAGCTGTGGCTTTTGATTCATCAAATAACGTAGCATATTTTGATGCAGCAGATCCAGCTTGGACTACAGCAACTATTACTGCTCGTGGTGCTTTAATTTATAACAATTCTAAATCAAATGCATCTATTGCAGTTTTAGATTTTGGTTCTGATTTTACATCAACAGCAGGTACATTTACAATTCAATTACCTTCAGCGGCTCACAACACAGCTATAATTAGGATTAGTTAAACATGGCATCTGGTACAGGTGGATACAATGCTGCTGCTTATGGTGATAATGGTTGGAATGATGGAGCATTAATATCTGAGGCAGGTATTGCTGCAGATTTAGTTTTAGGAACAGAAACACCTCAAGCTAATGCTGATGTAACTGAGGCAACTACTCCAGAATTAGGAGCAATAGGTTCTCTTGCATCATTTGCTTCTATTACAGGAACTTCTCTTGTTTCACCAACTGGACAAGGTGGAACTTTAGCAACAGGAACAGTAAAATTTTGGACTGTTTTAGATACAACATCTGATGGAACAGAAACTTGGACAACAGGACACGCAAATTAAGGAAATAATATGTCAAATTATACACAACTAGGCTTTATAAAGCAAACTGATGGAGAAAATGAAGGTTCATGGGGTGACGCACTTAATGAAAACCTTATTGATCTTCTCGAT